GACACTTGTGTTGACTATTCGGTTAAGTGGGGGGCCTCAGCAATAGGCAAAACAAGGCAGGATCTTAAAGGGGTCCCGGAAATCTCACCGCAGGTAAAGGAGCTTATCGCTGAGTTCGGCGATAGAATTAAGGATCTCCCGCACTCAATGGCCGCTACAGATGACGAGGTGATCATGGCTCGCTTGATCTGTGAAATTGAGACTTTGACCTACGGTATTGAGAGTAGGCCTTCCCCTTTGGTTCGAGCAAAAATTGCAGCAAACAAAAAAGCTGAGATTAAGCAACGTATAAACGAGCTCGGTCACTGGCTCTGTGTTGATTTGGAAATTGACTTTGTCCGGAAAAGGAAAAAGGACAAAGATGGCCTCCTAACTGTACAGCAGGCTGAGAATGCCCGTTTCATCCAGCATATTGCTGACCGCATCCATCACTACCGCGATAAAGTAGTCCAAACGAGCGTGTAGTGTTATACTAGCGTTACCTAATCAAACTAACGACTGAGGAAAGAAAATGAATAGAGAACAGGCACGATGGTTTGACCAGCACCTCACACAAGAGGGCCTTCTCGCACTCTCCAATATCTTAAAGGACCAAGGTAACCATGGTGGCGGGCAGCTTCTTCGCCTTTACTATCAGAATTTTGAGCACATTAAAAAATTCGCTGCGGGTGAGGCTTATCAGGTAGCGCTACCTAATTCCAAAGACTGGGCAGATACCACAACTCCTATGTTCAGCATGAGCCCTAAAAATTATCGCTTAGCACCACCGCTGTGTGAGATAGATTGGGACTACGCTATGGCTCTAGGTGCATATGCTACGCAAGTCGAAGTCAGCACAGGCGAGGGCTCAGAGTGGATTAAAAAAAGGCTTCATGGATACGCCAATAAGCGCTTCATGGACGAGGAAGGCTATATGTGGAACGAGTGTCGTCCTGTAGCGGGCTTTGTTGTACCTGAAGAATGGTACAACATTCCGGAAGGTGAAACCATTAGCTCTATCCTAAGAGGGAATGCCGGTAGCGTTGTTCTTCTTGACGATATAGATATCACTGACAAGAGGGGCCCCATCGATGGCTAAGAGGGTAAAACTCTGCACAAAGGGTGATACAAGTGGGTGCATAGCCGTATACCGGGAGTGTGCCCCTTTTGTCATCAATGAGCGAGCGGTCCTCATTCACAGGCCTAGGCGGGTCCACACTCGTAAGTTAGCGAAGTGGCCTGCCCATACCTCGGTCCAGTACTTGTGTGGTAATACCCAGTCAGGGCGTACTATATTCACTTTTACGTCTGATCCTCCAGAGGATGGGATAGTGTGTCGTAGATGTGAAGAGCAGGCCCTAAAGGCAGAGCAGCCCTCATCTAGTGAGCTAGTTGGACGCCATGTACATATCGGCGGTGTAAGGGGTATCAGAGACTGTTGTAATCAAGCTTAATAAGAACTGAAGAAGGAGAAAGCTAAATGAGTTCATTACCGAGATTGACAAGATTGAGTAGAAAAGGGCATGTCTATACCACCAGCAGCGGGCTATTTATCCCTACCGGGGATACTGCACTATTCGTGGTAAGGGAAGGGTTAGTGGGTGACACCTTGACCCTAACTGCTAGGCTCAAGCATGTTCTAAAGAGGCTGGTTAAGTTTACCGCTACGGGTGATCTACGGGAATTTCTTAACGGTATTTGTTTCGACAGAAATACTATAACCGCGCTTGATGGCCACCGCTTGCTTCAGACCTATAATTTTACTGACTTAACACCGAGTATAGGTAGTTTTATTATCCCTATCGCGTTCATTAGACAGTTATTGCGCCTCCCGGTTTGGGACAATGGAACGGTAGTTCATGTAGCTAAGAACCCGCAAGCGTTACAGGTTCTTCTCTACGATGGAGTACTATTGAGTAGTCTTATTGAGGCACAAATGCCTAATATAGATATGCTTTACGGCCGTAATTTGGTAGATGTTAGCATGTTCTCTCTTACCTCTAAAACTAAGGTACAGCTGAGACTACGGGATATTGAAGAGAAAAAGTTGCATAACGACGAGTATAAAGAAGGTCGAAGAGTTAGACTGGGGACGAAAATCTTTTTCCCATCTGGATTCACTGTAGAATACGGGTGTTTTACTCTTAACGCGAACATGGAGGAGTTCAATACAGCGATCAATTTAGACTATCTATTGGATTTTCCGGAAGGCACGTTCACTGTTAGGTGTCAACGTGGGAAGCCTTGCAAAACTCCTCCAGCAATCTTTTTTGAGAGTGATGAATTCACCGGGTTAGTTATGCCGATGAGGCTATAAGGTGCGCCTTAAGCGGATTAATAAGTACCTTTCTGAGAAAACACCTATCGAAATGACCATGGCTGAGATAGAATCAAAGCTTGGACATAAAATTAATTTGAAGTAACTAAGGAGAAATAACATGCTTAAACGTATTCTATGGCTAGCACTTTTTGTCTCGTTTCTAAGTGCTGATAAAATTTTTGCTGATACGCTAATATGTGATCCACCAACCCACCTTGAAAATGGAATATCACTACCAGCTGCCCTTACACTTAAGTATCATCTCTACACAAGCACCGGTTACTTACGCGAAGCTCTTGCTTGTGAATTTGAGATTGAAGAAACAGGGGATTATTATGTTACGGCTAGTTATACGACAGATGCTGGTGAAATTGTAGAGAGCCAGCCTAGTAGTGTGTTAAACTTCATCTATATTCCACTATATAAACCCAACCCTCCTGCTAATATACGAACCAGTAAATTAGTCTGCAAACCTGACTCGATAACATTTAAATGCTCTGAAGAGGAGGATGGACCATGAACATTACCGCAATGGAGATAGTTTTATTGTACTGCGGAATAGGTTTTATGTGGTATATCGGATCTGTTCTGGTTGCCCACAAAGAAAGGCTACGTGGAAAAAGTGCTAAAGTGGTAAGCGATATCAGAATTTGTTTGGCCTTAGCAGTTCTTCTATCAGAGGTTCTTGAAGCAGCCTTTAGGCATAGGGGTTGACTTATGAAACCTGTCTGGAAAGAAAAAAGGAATAACGAGCATATGATTAAGGTAGGTTCTTTCTACCTTCACGTGCACCGGCACATCCACTACCCAGAAGACAAATGGTTTGCTTCTTGCTCAGGTTTGTTTAGCCGGCGTGAGCTAGCGAGCAAGGAGGTAAGACAGGCACAGATCCAAGCACTATCTCACCTGCATACCGTATTGTTAGACGGGCTGGCTTCTATGGAGGACTATCTAGCATAGGGGGTTGCTAACCCTTACCCTTGAGTGACATAATGACCTTGACTGCTAACCCTTACCATTAACGAAGGAAAAACGATGCTTAAGAAAACGCTATGGAAGCTGCCTTTGTTGGCGCTTGTATTGATGCTGCCTTTGTTCGCCTGGGCTTATGATCCACCAGGCGCTGTTATCGATATCGGTTTGGATATCGAGGTTCCCGAGCAACTCCATATTGATGATACGGACCTTACCGCGAATGATGCTAGCGAGGTGACGCTGCTTTATGCAGCACGTTATAGATCCGTGGTTTACGTGCCCCTTGAGCTAACAGAGGCCGAGATACGTGTGCTTGATTTGGACGCTTATAAGCTTCCTGAAGTAGGCTGGCGAGGCATCTAGTAAATTATCTAAATGTGGTTTAAGTGTAGTATAATAAACCCTCACCAACGCTAAATGCTGGTGAGGGTTTTTTTTTTTGGCAACGTACTTAAACACTAGGAGAAACGTATGGGACCATTTTACGAAGTAGTTTTCTTTACCGAGAAATACTATTTACACTATTACGATGAGAGCTCGGAGTGGCGTCATGTTGCCGTAGAGCTAACTGAAAAGCAGGCTGTAGCTGTTGCGGATTTTTATGAAAAGCAGGCTGTAGCTGCTGAGGATTTTAATGAAAAGCAGGCTGTAGCTAAGCAAAGTTTCCTGGCTGCAATCGTAGCAGAAAATGCAAAGGCGGCTAAATGAATCTGTACCGGATTATAGAAGACAGTGAGGCGTTCTTTATTAGAGCGGAAAATATGCGCTCTGCAATAAAGATTTGTGAGAACCGTTATATCGAAGTGGAGAATCCGGCTACTAAGCTAGTGGAAGCTAGCGAGCGTGAGTACTACCATAATGAGATTTTGCAGAGCTGCGCATTAATTGGCGTATTAAACAACTAGTAGGAGGTCGCGTGTTAAAAACAGGGACTAAGGCTGAAGAGGCAGCCTACGTGGAGAAGAATCTGCAGATCATCAGGAACGAGATTAAAGACACCATGCAGGAGCACAAGTTATCGGTCAGGGATCTGGCTAACTCATTGGGGGTGACCCCTTTACGCCTTAATCAAATGCTAGAAGGTAAGTGGCCCATGTCTGTTACCTTTCTAGTGCAGATAGGGTACCGTCTAGAATGCAAAGAGAAGATGCTAAATGCTTCGTGATAGAGTGCATCTAAGGAGTATCATAGCTAAATGAGATACATAAGGCGCTTATTAGAACGTTGGCGTATAGCGCTGACTGTTGGCGATTCTGAGCTTGAGCATAAACCCTGCCCAGATTGTCATTTGCCCCTATGCAAGTGTGAATTCTGGGCAACACCACCATTAATTGAGGACAAATACTATGAGAAGCGTAAGAATGGAAAAACGGCATAGCGACGTTTATCTGGATCAAATAAAACTTGGTGATGTGCTAGTTGCTTATGACGAGGACCACGTTAGAGTTATAATCTTTGCGGTTAGAAAAGTTTGGAATGCTTTTTATGGTACTGAACTAGTTTTATCTAATCACTCGCTTGGAGCACTTGTAATAGATAACGCTCTGGTCGAGCTTAAGCTTTGCGAGGATATAGACGAGGCGTTTTCTTGGGTTGACCCACCTTCACCACAAATGCCAGCAGGCATTGGCATACCAGAGCCAGCAACGATCAAGTCACCCCCTTCGCCCGGTCCTGTCGTCTATGAGCGTAGTGTATGCGCTAAACATACCGTTGTACCTGACGTAGCGCGCACTATATGCGCTTTCTCTGGTTGTATAGAACGCGCTGGAGGCCCAGAGCTAGACCTTCTATACTGCCCTAAACATACGGTGATACCTGAGAAATTTAGGAAAAAGACTAGCTTACCTGTGTGTTGTGAAGAAGGCTGCGGTAAGATCGCATTAAGTACGCTTGACGGTAAAGCTTACTGTTCAGAGCACGTATAGCAGTGTGTAACGCTGCTATACTTAGCTACTTAGACAGGCTAAAAAAGAGTGGCACTGTAGATATGCTTAGTGCAGTGCCTCACGTCCATCATATTTTTGGGGTGTCATACGCGGAGGCAAACTACAATGTGGTAAATTGGTTTAGGCAATTCCTGGCTTAGTATCACCTAGGTGACATATTATATTGATAATTTTAAAAACCTATGTTAATTAAGGGGCTTAACCATGGCTAGGATAGATACGACAATGCTAGAAGGACACTTTCAAACTTTTATTTCTGCTATTGGCGTCTGTATCTTAACCTGGATGGGGGCTTCCCTTAATGATCTGCAGAAAAATGCTGCTACGACGGCAGTAGATATAAACTACATTAAAGGTGAAGTCGAGAACATGAAGGCTGTGGCGTCTAAGATCTACACCACTGATAGCGCGCTTGTAGACTGGGCAGAGAGCAAACAAGAGTTTAAAGATCTTAGGACTAGGTTAAGGGGTCTTGAGATAAGAATTCCCAATATCCAGTAGGTAGCAGCTTCCTTTTACTTCACCCAGGCTAAGCGGCACCTTTGCAACTTTGTTCCTTTTTGTGCATTATATAGGCTAGCCAATACCCGGGAGGGGTCATAAGATGAGAAAACCGCGGATAATGACGCCGTACCAAAGGGCGCTATTTAAGAAGCTAACTGCATTTCAACAGCGGCTAGTTGTTGAGCACTTAGCGGGAAAGTCGCAACTTCAAGCCTACCGTAGCGCTCAACCTGAAGCTACAGGCACAGATGCTAGCGCAAAAGTGACGGTCTGCGTAACACTTAAAAAGCCTAAGGTGGTAGCATACCTAGACGCCATGAAGGAAGATATGGTCTCGGATTCTATCATGAGTAGGGAAGAATCTCTTGAGCGTTTGTCTACACTCGCTAGAGGGAATTTTTCTGATATGGTTGAATTCAAAACCGCTTCTGTAGGAAGAGACGACGATGGAGAAAAAGTCCTCCAGTCAGTATGGAGGATAAAAGATTCGACACTTCAAGATCCTGAGAAGTTAGCTACAATCTCTGAGCTCTCAGCAACAGCTCAAGGGCTAAAGATGAAACTCCACAATCCAGTGGTTGCAATTCAGCAACTAGCAGCAATGTGTAATTGGAACACTCCAACTAAGGTAGACCTATTAAGCACTGATGGCTCTATGACTCCAGCTGCTGTGTCGCCTTTAGATACGAGCAAATTATCTGACTCGGCCTTACGTGAGATAGTAGAGGCTTATGAATCAGCCGATTCTGACTCCTGATGATATCAGAGAAGCTGAAAAAGAGGCTTGTTCTAGATCATTAAGCTATTTTATTCAGCGCGCTTGGAAGGTCCTAGAACCAAATCAACCATACATCCACGGGTGGCACATAGATGCTCTAGCCGAGCATCTTGAGGCTGTCACTGCGGACGAAATTCTTCGTTTGTTCATCGCTATCCCACCTGGTTGCATGAAAAGCCTAATGGTAGGCGTTTTCTGGCCTGCTTGGGAATGGGGGCCCAAAGGTTTGTCTTCCTATCGTTATCTGGGGACCTCTCATGCAAAGACGCTAGCAGTCCGCGATAATCTCAGAGCTAAGCGTTTGATCCAATCAGAGTGGTATAGAAAGCTTTGGGGCGATAAGGTAGAGCTCACGGGCGATCAAAATGCTAAGGAAAAATTTGAGAATAGGGCTACAGGTTTTAGGCAGGCAATGGCTTTTAGTGGATTGACCGGGGAGCGCGGTGATAGAGTTCTCATGGATGACGTTATGAGCGTGGACGATGCTAAATCAGACACAACTAGGCTATCCATTGTAACAACATTCCTAGAGGCTGTCCCAACTCGATTGAATAATCCGGATAGGTCAGCCATCGTTAACATACAGCAACGGCTCCACCCAGAAGACACTATTGGTATCACCATTGCTAAGGAGTTGGGGTATGAAGGCCTTGTCCTTCCTATGGAGTTTGAGGTTGATACTAGATGCGTGACTAAAATTGGATTTAAAGATCCTAGGAAGAAAGAAAACGAGCTGCTTTTCCCCACTCGTTTTTCCAGACCTGTAGTTGAACAGCTAAAAAAGACACTCGGTTCTTTTGCGAGTGCGAGCCAATTACAGCAACGACCAATGCCGCGAGAAGGAGGCATGCTGCATAGGGACTGGTTTGAGATTGTGGACACCCTCCCAGCCTATATTACTTGGGCTAGAGGATGGGATTTGGCTGCGACCGAAGCTAAGCAGGGGATAGATCCCGCCTTTACTGCCGGTGTTAAGGTCGGTGTAGACCTAGACGGCATTTATTATGTTGGGAGCTCAGTTAGGGGTCAGCTATCAGCACAAAAAACTGAACGCTTAATAAAGAATACTGCTAGTCAGGATGGAAAAACTGTTACAATAGATTTACCACAAGATCCTGGGCAGGCTGGTAAATCTCAGGTAAGGTACTTGGTGAAACAACTAGCCGGCTATATCGTTAAGTTTGGCGTAGAGTCAGGAAGCAAGGAATTGAGAGCTGAAGCATTCGCTTCACAAGCGGAGGCAGGTAATGTTAAACTCCTAAAAGGTCCTTGGAATGA